TTTTAGGGCTAACTCAAGGATTATAAATTTTCCAAAAGATTATGGAAATTTTAATGGTTTTGAAGATGTCACAAATGCAAAGACTAATCAGGAAAGAATATCTTTATTAAAATTGTCGGAAGCTAATAAATTAAATATTACAGTTCCTGGAAGATGCGATTATACTGTTGGGTTGAAAATTGCTCTAGATCTTAAGAAAATTGAACCACTATCAAAAGCAGATAAAGATACAACAGATAAAATGTTTTCAGGTAACTATATTATCGCAGCAATAAACCATTACATTGATAGAGAAAAACATGAGTGTTATATGGAAATTATTAAAGAATCATCAATGCTTGATATGAACAGGGCAAAATAATGAATTTTTACTATGGTGTCGTAGAAAATAGAAGTGATCCACTAAGACTTGGGCGATGCCAAGTCAGAGTTGTAGGATTGCACACTCACGATAAATCTCAGCTACCTACAGCAGATCTTCCATGGGCAGTTCCTGTTCAGCCAGTTACTTCTGCAGCCATGAATGGAATTGGTCAATCTCCTGTTGGTCCAGTTGAAGGTACATCGGTTATTATTATATTTGCTGATGATGATAAACAACAACCTATTCTTTTAGGAACACTTGGTGGTATTCCAAGCACACCCTTACCTGTTGATGCAGATGATAATGGATCTATTACTGCTTCTGTAAAACTCACAGATTTAAAATTAAGAACTGTTCCTGGACCAACTAATGGTAAACAATTAACTTTCTATGATCCAGAAAATGGGTCAAATAACTTAACAACACAACTAAAACCTAACATGAAGGTGATAGGTTTTGGTATTCCTTCTGATTCTACTATTGTGTCAATCGATAGTGGAACAAAAATAACTATTAGTAAACCAGTTATTAAACTTGAAGAAAATATTATATCGTTCGAAGCAGCACCAACTAATTTATCTGCAGTTGCAGAAAGTAAGGTATATGATACTGCACTAAGAACTGGTGACGGTACAATAGTTACATCTGGAGATGGAACACCAGTCACTACTGGATCATCAATAGCGTCGCCTGTTAAATCTTCATCAACTAATGATGTAATTCCAACAGTACCACCTAAAAAATCTTCAGATAATGTAGCACTTTCTACAGCAGGTATTAAAGCCATTATCGCTGCATGTGATAAAGTTGGATTGACAACTAAAGAACAAAAGTGTTCTATCCTTGCTATTGCTGGCGGTGAGTCTAGATGGATTCAACGAAAAGAATTTTTTAATTATGATGAAAAAAGGTTAAAGGAAATCTTTTCTTTTGCCACACCAGATGATGTTGCAAAATATTCAAACGCTACCAAAAAAGGTATCACACGAGAACAATTCTTCTCATGGGCTTATGGCACTACAAAAAGAGGTATATCAAACCAGTTAGGAAACCTAAATGATGCTGATGGTGGAAAATATTATGGTAGAGGTTTTATTCAATTAACTGGTCGTGCGAACTATACCAAGTACCAACAGCAAGCATTAACATATGGAATTAAAATTGATCTTGTTAACAATCCAGATTCTCTTGGCGATGACATCAATGTCGGTGCAGTAATTGCTGCTCTTTATATTAAAGATCGAACATCCAAGGGTGTTCCTCCTTCAAAACATCCTGATTATTTTTATGCAGCAAAAAAAGGTGTGGGTGTTAACTCTCCTGATATTGCTGAACTTAAAAAAACATACTATGAATATTTTTATGGAGCAGTTGCAGAAGGTGGAACTGAAAAAAGTGCTGGTGCACCAGTGCCACAACCTCCAAAAGACACTAAAGATCCAACACCAAGACCATCGGATGAGAGTATAAAATCTGGTTCTATT